AACAGAGGCAGCGGAGAAGGATGGGACGAGTGATGAAGAACCAAAAGCGCTCCGCGATAAAAAGGACTATTGGCTGGCTAAAAAATATGAGATCCAGGTGAAGAAAGAGCGCGGTGAGTTGATACCGCTGGAGGAAGTTAGACAAGAGAGACTTCAAAGGATAGAGGCTGTGAGAGCTGGTCTCTTTTCTCTCCCAGCTCGCCTGTCTGGAGTCTGTGCTGGCCGGAGTGAAACAGAGATACAAGATGAGATCGAGAGCGCCATCAATGATCTGCTAGAGAGGTTCGCGGCGGATGAGACATAGTAAGGAATTTTATCGCAATTATTTACGGTCTGGTCGCTGGCAAGAAAAGCGGCTGGCAGCGTTGGATAGGGCTGGCAACAAATGCGAGTGGAGACCATGCGAGGAGCATTTGTGTGTTGAGAATAAAATCTTATGCGAGTGGAGACCATGCGAGGAGACCAGCAGACTCCAGGTTCACCATTTGCACTATGAGAATTTGGGAAGAGAAGCTCTTGAGGATTTACAAGTGCTCTGTGATTTACATCACCGCTGCGCTGAGTTGAGGAAAAGAGCTCTGTGTTTATCTTGCGGAGGTTTTGTTTTTTTCGATCTCCATCAGATTCCGAATTACATCCAATTTTATGATTCGATGGATGATAGTTATTTAACTGTAGATGATTTAATTGAATTGGCTCAGGACAGCTTTTCCGGTCCGTTCGTGGCGCATATGTTATGCGATGGATGTAGACATGTAGTAAATAAAGAGTGGAAGCGCTGATGGGTAAAACCTGGACAGAATACGAGCGCAAAGCCTGGGCTCCTCCAGAGAAGCTCACGGTCAGTCAATGTGCCGATAGATACCGCGTGCTATCAGCAAAGGAATCTTCCAATCCAGGGAAATGGAGGAGCTCCCTCACGCCATATTTAATAGACATCATGGATGCGATGGGCGATAGAAAATGTGAGATGGTCGTCGTAAAGAAACCCGCCCAGGTGGGAGTCAGCGAGGCCACAAGAAATGGCATCTTCTATTGGGTGAAGTTTGATCCAGGACCATGCTTGCTGGTCTATCCAAATGAGCTGAGCACCAGGGAGCAAGTAGAGGAGAGACTAAAGCCGATGGTGCGCTCGTCTCTTGTCGCTGAGACCACCGAGAAAGCAAGTGATATCAAGCTGACCAAGTTAGCACTAACATCCATGGAGATCTATGTGGGCTGGGCAACCAGTCCCCAGCGCTTAGCCTCCAGGCCGGTTCGATATGTGATTTTGGATGAGGTGAATAAGTTTGTGGACTGGTCGGGGAAAGATGCCGATCCGATCTCACTTGCCAAAGCTCGGACGCGGACTTGGAAGCGCCGAAAGAAAATTGTGCTCCTCTCAACACCGACGATTCGAGAGGCGCAGATTTCCAAAGCCTTTGAGGATTGTGATGATCAGAAAACCTTTACGGTGCCATGTCCAAAATGTGAGCACTATCAAGCGCTTGTTTGGGCTCAGGTTAAATGGCCGAAAAGGGATGAGGCGGAGACTCATAAACAACATGAGAGCCGCATCGTCTTTAACCAGCTAGCTCGGTTCGAGTGTGAAGACTGTCAGTATGGATGGAGCGACATCGAACGGCTGGCAGTCATCAGAAAAGGCCGCTGGAGATCTCAGGAAGATGCGCCAGAGAATCCCAGGAGTCTTGGTTTTCAGTTCACCGTGATGGGAACTCCATGGTGCAATTTGTCGGAGCTCGCAGCAAAGTTTTTGAAAGTCAAAGACGACCCAGCCAAGCTCATGGAATTCATCAATCAAGACCTCGGTGAAGACTTTGAAGAACAACAAAAGAAGATCGAGAAGGAGACTCTCTTTAATAAAGTAGCTCAGCGACATCCGCGCAACCTAATACCATGCTGGGCTGGAGTTGTGCTTTGTGCGGTGGATACCCAAAAGAATCACTATGTCTATTCCGTGCGTGCGTTCGGCAAGAATTTTAGATCGAGGCTGATAGATTTTGGCCGCGCCGATACATTTAAGCAATTGGAAACGATGGTCTTATCTACTCATTGGCCGATAGCAGATACAGAGGGAAAACCCACCGCTGACAGTCTCCAGGTTTATATGCTGTTAATCGATGCGAGAGGTGGAAAATCCACAGCGGGGATTGATAAGAGTAGGACCGATGAAGTGTATCGATGGTCGATGTCCGATCCAAGGATAAGACCAATCATGGGTCATGGTGGAGCCACAACAGCATCAAAGGCCATCAAGTTGACCAACACGCATTATGTTCCACCGCAGGGGATGGGCTATAAAATCGTCCGATACATTTTAGATGTTAATTATTTCAAGGATGTTTTGAGCCATCGCATCTCCCATGAGGACCATACGCTGTGGGAGCTCAATGGAGATGTTGACATCGACTATATAAAGCAACTGACCAGCGAGCACAAAGTTTTGGTTCGGAAAGGCCAGCGGGCAAACATGCTGTGGAAAGTTAAGAGTGAGAAAGCCGCAAACCATTATTGGGACTGTGAAACTTATCTTTGTGCTGCAGCGGTGATGGCAAAGGTGGAGCTCCTCCCAGACCAGGATCATTTGATACGCGCCAGGGCGGAAGAAAGCAAACGGCGCTCGGCTGTTGAACAACAAGGTAGAAATCAAACTGAAGGGAAGAAACCATGGGTCCAGGGCAAAGGATGGTGGAAATGACAAAACGAAAACGGCGCAGGAGTATCCCAGAGGATGCCATTGAAAAACCTGATGTTCCGATCAGGAAAGAGATCCAACAGGTTGAAAAGGTTAAGTGTCCCTGGTGCGGGTCGATGAAAGTTTGGAAGCGGAACGAGGTGGGGAAGGTTCTTTATTATCAATGCAGGAAGTGTGTTGATCATGAGACAGAAGACTGGACAACGTTCAAGGTTTTGTTGTCACAGTAAAAAGTTATTTGCATAATGCAAATGACCCTATTCCCTCATGTAGCAAGATCTCTTATACAGGAGATCATGGCTGACTATACAGTGGCAGAGATTGATGCCGCAATGACTCAAATTAAAGCTGACATCCTTAATGGGATCACAGCAAACTCCTACAAGATAGGACCGCGAGAGGTATCCAGACCTTCATTAAAAGGTTTATGGGATCTCATGTCCGAGCTCCGCAGACTCCGATTCTTCCTTTCCGATGGCAATTCAGGCATCGGTCTCGTTTCTTTTAGGGATCCAATATGAGAGAGATCCTGCCAAAAAAGAAAAGCTGGGCTGAGCGGGTTGATGATGTCATTGCGTTTTTCTCACCGGAACGCGCAAACAAGCGCAGACAACACAGAGCATTCAGCCAGAGCTATAGAGCAGCCAGCCATACCAGACTTGGCAGAGCAAAGCCGATCAATGCCAGCGCGGATTATCACCTGGAGCGGGAATATGACCGCATCGAAATGGTGGATAGAGCTCGAGCTGTTGAGCGGGATAATCCCATCGCTTGCGGTCTCCTGGATCGAGCTGTGGAAAATATCATCGGCTGTGGAATTATGCCCCAGGCCAAAACTGAGGATGCCGAATGGAATGCTAAAGCTGAGGCATTATTTGCTGAATGGAATATAGAAGCTGATGTCCGAGGGCTTGACTCTTTCTATGAGCTCCAAGCGCTGGGAGTCAGGAGCTATTTAAGAGATGGAGACTTTGGGACCATCCTTTTAGACTCAGGCCAGATACAAATGGTCGAGTCTGATCAAATAGCAGCTCCCACCGATAAGAGATTTACTCCAAACCACGTTGACGGGATCGACCTTGATGACCGTGGGAAGCCCGTATCATATAACATCGTCAAAGGCCGGGGAGATCAGCACTACTACCCCAGGCGCAGAGACCAGGTTGAGCGGATTAAAATCCCAGCCGCCGATTTTATATTTGTTGCCAGGAGACACAGGCTAGGGCAAACGCGCGGAGAGCCTTGTTTTGCTCAGTCTTTTGAGTTGTTCGATCAGCTCGATGGCTTAATTGAGTCTGTGGTGGTGGCTGCTCGAATGGCCGCTTGTTTTGGGATGGTAATCACTAGCAACTATCCCCCAAACCAATTGCCAACACTAACGGGAGCCGATGGCAAAACATATAGAGACTGGAGCCTGGAGCCTGGGATGGTTAAAACTCTCCAGCCAGGAGAGGAGATCAAGCAGGTTAAACCAGACCATCCATCGCAAAACTTCGCTGATTTTATGGCGACGATGGGAAGGCTCCTGGGCCTCCAATTAGGACTTCCCCTCGAGCTAGTTTTTATGGACTTCTCACGAACCAACTACTCCAGCGCAAGAGCCGCTTTAATACAAGCTCAGGCCAGCTTTAAGAAGGTTCAGGACAGACTCATAACTCATTTTTGCAGGCGCATCTATCTCTGGAATATAGAGCGTTGGATTGAGGATGGACTATTAGAGGCTCGCGACGATTGGAAGAAGCACACGTGGGCGAGGCCCGCTTGGAAGTGGATCGACCCATTGAAAGAAGTCCAGGCCAATATGATAGCGGTTGACGCTGGCATGATGACACTTTCTGACGTTGCAAAATCACAGGGTAGGGACCTCCTGGAATTATTTGAACAGCGCTCCAGGGAACTAAAGATGCAGCGTGACTTAGAAATTCCAGAGGTTCGCTCCAATTATGGCAGAGACCCAATGGAGAAGATGCCATGGGCTCAGTCAACAGAGTCAGATGAAGACTCTGGAGACAGTGAAGCCCCAGAGAAAGAGGAGAGCGATGCCGATAACTAAAAGAAAGCCTCCATCAATTAAATACTTCCGGAGCGCTCCAGCGATGGGAGCTCCTCAGCAGGTGGATAGAGTAAAGAGAGTCATTCATGGCTACGCGGTGATTACGCGGGGCGAAGCGCTGGGCCATGATTACTGGGTTGATTCAGAGATGCTTGAGCAGGTGGTGGAGTCTGGAAATGCTAAAAAAACCGGACTCAAAACCAGATTCACCCATCCAGGCCTCTGTTCGGATGGGCTCGGGAAATACCTTGGAAGAGCCAAAAACTTTAGTCGTGACGGTGACATCGTCCGAGCAGATCTCCACCTGTCCAAGTCAGCCAGCAAAACTCCCAGCGGGGATCTTGCTGGATACGTTATGGACCTCGCTTTAGAGGATCCTGAGTCTTTTGGGACAAGCATCGTATTTTCCCACGACTCTGATGCAGAGCTCCAATTTGTTGAGCTCCACAGTGATGATGATGGCTTTTCAACGCCTGATGAACTCAACGCCAGGAACCTCCCACACACAAGGCTCAAAGCTTTGAAAGCTTCGGATGTTGTGGACGAACCAGCAGCCAACCCAGGCGGGTTCTTTAGTGATCAAGATGAAATATTATCCAGAGCAGAAGAGGGTCTCTCTTATATCTTTGGATTATCAGAGGCAAAGCCCAGCGCATTATCTTTAGGGATTGATGCGGATCGGGCCAAGCAATTTGTTGAGCGCTTTTTTGAGCGCCATGAACTATCAATTAAACAGCTAACGGAGGTGGTGGATATGACACCCGAAGAATTTGCAAACGCAAATCCCGCAGCGGTGCAAGCATGGCGCGACGAAGGATCAAACCAGGCTCAAGCACTATTTCAAGAGAAGATTGCATCCTTTCAATCAGCTTTTACAGGCCGCGAATCATTCGCATTGTCAAAGCTGGCAGAGGGTAGAGAATTGATCGAGGCAAGAGCCGAGTTTTCAGATGTCCTTTTGTCTGAACTGGCAGAGGCAAAAGCCGCTCCAGTAATTCAGCACCAGGTCGTCAGACAAACAGGCATCCAGTTTAACGCTGGAGAGCGTGAACTGATAACTGAGCACGTCCAAGACTTTTCACACCTAGCGCCAAAAGAGCGAGCTGCTGAGGAGTGGAAAGCGAAGCCCGAGATCAGAGCGGAATTTGACAGTCCAGCCAGTTACGCGGCTTGGATGAAATTTGCACCAAGAATCAATGGAGGTGAGTGATGGCCGCTTTAACAGCAGACCAAATAAGAGCGTATGAAGCTGGAGTCAATCCAGTTTTCAACGATTTACCAGTGGCCGCATCAACGACCTGCTATCAGGGCGGAGCTGTTGGCCTCGACTCTGGGTTGG